TTTTAGGAGTTTGGCAAATGCCGTTTGGTTCTACCAAAGAATTACCAAAATCAGTAAAAGATAGACTAGGAAGCAAAGAACAAAAACAATTTATGGCTGTTTTTAACAGCGTCTTCTCAGATACCAAAGACGAAGGCAGGGCATTTGCCGCTGCCAATTCCGCAGTTAATAAGCAACAGGAGATCAATATGAAATCCATAGCAAAATTAATGAGTGCGATCCTCACAGCCCGAGAAGAGATTGAGAAACATGGTAGTAAGAGTGACGAAGATGAAAGCTCACAAGACGAAACCTGGCAAACAGAATTCGATATAGCTAAGACAGACGACGATAGACAATTAGTGTTTGGTTGGTTGTCGGTTGCTGTTGACAAAAGCGGCAACGTTATTATAGATTCTCAGGATGATATCATAGAAGAAGAAGTTTTAGAAAAAGCAGCTTACGACTTTACCTTGAATGCTCGTATAGCTGGAAATATGCATAAACGCATTGATGGAATAGGCAAATTAGTTGAATCAATGGTTTTTACGATTGAGAAGCAAGAAGCTTTGGGGATTCCGGAAGGAGTTCTCCCGGTAGGCTGGTGGTGCGGGTTCCATATTTCAGACGATGAGACATGGGGCCAAATCAAATCAGGAGAATTAAATGCTTTTTCAATAGGCGGAAAAGCAATGCGCGAAGAGGTTTAATAAATGCCTAAAAAACTGACTTTCGAATATGTTAATAAGTTTTTCACAGAGCAAGGTTGTCGGCTGCTTGAAGCAGAATATGTTGGCAGCGAAGTCCCTATGTCATATTTGTGTAATTGCGGTAATTTAGCATTAGTAACTTGGACAAAATTTCGTGGTGGACGAAGATGTAAAGAATGTGGAAGAAAGAAGCGAATAGCATCATTTACGGGATTTAAGCATTCTGAGGAAACACGAATAAAATTAGCAGAACGAAATAGACTTCGCAATCAAAGTCCCGAGCAAAGAAGAAAAGTTTCAGAAGCCAATAAGGGACGTGTATGGCCTTTGGAAAAGAGATTAGAGTTATCTCGTGCAAGGCAAGGCAGCGGAAATGGTTTCTACGGAAAACAACATACCGAAGAAACTAGGAAAAAGTTATCTAAATCGCATAAAGGATTGCTTGCAAGAGAAAAACACCCAAATTGGGATCCTAATCGAACAGAAGAAGAACGTCAATTAGGAAGAAATATTGAAGGATATCCTGAATGGCGTATTTCTGTTTTTACTAGAGATGAATATACTTGTTGCGTTTGCGGCGGGAGTTCGGGTAAGAGCTTGCATGCTCATCATTTAGAAAGTTACGATATCAATAAAAAATTACGAACAGAAGTTTCAAATGGGGCAACAACATGCGAAGAATGTCATATAAGTTTTCATGCCACTTTTGGCAAAGGGAAGAATACCCGAAAACAATTTGAGGAATTCATCTTAATGGAGTTTGATGAATTTCGACTCCGAGAGGAGGTGAGCTAAATTGGCAACTAAGCTTAAAGGCTTACGTGTTGATGAGGGATCTTTAGTTGATAAAGGGGCAAACGAAGAAGCAATCGTGGTCTTATTCAAAAGGCATGAAGACGAACTTCATGAAGACGACGCAAAGCCTAAAAAGAAAAAAACCGATGAAGATGAAGATAACGAAGGACTCTTAGAAAAGTTTCTTGGTTATTTCAAAAACCTAACCTCTACCTCTGAAGAAAATTCGGTTGAAAAACTGGAGGATACTGAATTGAAAGATGACATTGAAAAGATAGATGCAAAATTGTTAGTTGATATTGGGAACATTGTTGGCACAGACGATGAAGCTAAATTATCGTCTATCCGTGTGGCGCTTGAAGATTATTTCGAGCGGCTTACAGGTAAACCAGTACCTACTAAGAAAACTGACGGAAAACCTTTTTCCGGAGCCACGAAACCTTTTGGTTCCGAAGACGAAGACGATGACGACGATGAAGAAGAAGTCAAAGGCAAAAAGCCTAAGAAAAAGACAAGAACAAGGAAAGGAAGTGACAGTATGTCGATTACCGATGAAGTAAGAGAAGATTTGGACGATAACGTTCAAGAATATCTTACCGAGTTAGAAAAACGAGCTGATGATTCTGATAAGGTTGAAGAGCTTGAAGCCAAGGTAGCTGAGCTGGAAAAATCAGCTGAGGAAACTGGCAAAGAAAAGGTTGATATCTGGAAAGGTGTTAGCTCAGAGGTTAAAACACAATTTGAAGATCTTCAGAAGAAAGCCGAGACTGCAGAAAAAGTAGCCAAGGCTGAAAGAGAAATGCGAATTTCCAAGGAATTTGAGGAGAAAGCCGCTCAATTCCCGAAGATTGGTTCTGTCGAAGATGTATCCGGAATGCTGCGCCAAGCTTATGACGTCGACCAAGAGTCGGGCGAAAAGCTAGAGCAAGCATTTAAGGCTGCTTCTGAGAAGCTTGAGACTAACGACCATCTAACTAAAGAGTTGGGGCAAAGCGGAGATGTTGCTTCAGGCGGAGACGCTTGGAATAAGATTGAAACAATGGCCGATAAGCTCGTCGAGAAAGATGACGAGATGACTCAAGAACAAGCAGTTAACAAGATTCTTAAGACTAAAGAAGGAAAGAAACTGTATGATGAATATCAAACAGAAAGGAGCGTGAACTAAATGTCTTACGAAGTTAAAGGATTTACTCTTGGAACATTACGTGCACCGTCCACATTTTTTGGCAATCGACAGTTCTATGGTGTAAATGCTTCCAGTTCAGAGGGATTTATCAAGATTGCTGTTGGTAATGCTTCTTCAAGCGGTTCGCCTCTCGGTCTTCTCCAAAACGCTCCCCAGGTTACTGGTGAGGCTGCGGAGATTATGGTTATGGGCGTTAGTAAGGCGTTTGCGTTGACAGCAGTTAGTGCCGGGTCGAACTTCATTTTTAGCACCAGCGGAGCGATTGCTTCCAGTACGGCAGCAGGCGCTCTAACTACACATTGGGGGCCAGTGCTTGAAAGTGCTTCTTCGGGAGAACTTGCAACAGTGCTACTTCGTCCGGTTGACCGGAGCACGTAAGAATGATTGAATTTGTCCCACCTAAGAGAACGCTCCTAGGGGCCACTCTGAACGGTATCCCCCATGCTGGGGTGGGGCGATTAATTTTTGTAATCGACTTTCGTTTCGGGGGAGAAACGAATTGGAAAATTAACAAAGGAGTGAATTAAATGCCACAACCGCATCGCGGACAGGTACATGTTGACAGGCCGCTGACTAACGTTAGTGTTGCTTTTCGGCAAGATGCCTCACAGTTCATTGCGGAACAAGTTTTTCCACGTGTTCCCGTGAGCAAGCAGAGCGACCAATACTTTGTCTATGACATTGGAGATTGGTATCGTTCTGACACCCAGCGTCGGGCACCAGGCTCGGAATCTGCAGGGTCAGGATGGGCGATCACCACAGATAGTTATTTCTGTGACGTCTTCGCTATCCACAAAGACGTAGATGACCAGACGAGGGCTAACGCCGACTCGCCAATTGAGTTAGACAGAGATTCTACAGAATTCATCACTCAAGACATGATGATTAACAAAGAGAGGGAGTGGACAACTGCTTTCTTCACAACTAGCTTGTGGACTGGAAGCACTACTGGCACGGACATTACGCCGGGCGACCTCTGGGATACCGTCGCAAGCACACCAATTGACGATATCCAAGAACAACGGCAGTCAATCGCCGAGAAAACTGGTTTCCTACCTAACACTTTGGTGCTAGGGCCAGAGGTCTTCAAGGAACTTCGGGAGCATGCCGATATCCTAGACCGAATTAAGTACACGCAAAGAGGTATTGTTACTGAGGATATTTTGGCCAGTCTGTTTGATGTCCAAAGAGTTTTCGTTCCTCTAGCAACACAGAATACTGCAAATGAGCAAGCTACTGACGTCATGGACTTTCTCTATGGTAAGAATGCATTTCTTTGCTACAGTGCTCCGTCTCCAGGTATTCTACGCCCAAGTGCTGGTTACACTTTCACTTGGACTGGTCTTGGCGCTAACACTACAGGTCAAGCAGTTACAAGGTTCCGTATGGAACAACTAAAGAGTGACCGGATTGAGCTTGAGGCAGCGTTCGACCAGAAATTGGTTGCTGCTGATTTAGGCGTGTTCTTCTCAGCAGTGGTTAGTTAGGGAGGTGCTAAATGGGTACTCAGAAACTATTTAGAAATACGCTCAACGTCGGGACATTGACGGTGGACAAAACTCTTACAGCGTCCTCTGACTTTGATGTCGCAGGTGCGCTAGCTGCTTCCGGGACGCTCACGCTTAGTACTGGAATGGTTGTTCCGACAGTAACCGCTGGTTCTAGCGAGACTATCCCGCAAACCGGGCTGGTTAGTTTCATCTCGACAGGTAAGGGAACGCATCTTCACAACTTTACAGGCGCTCCAGTTACAGGACAGACATTGACTCTTTTCAACACGTTGATGTCAGGGTCGTCGTCAATCAACAAGTGCATTGCAACTACTGAATTCGGCTCAGTCACTATCGTTTCGACCGGGATTGTTAATGGTCGAAGCGTGACGATTGGGACACCAGGAACGGTAGCAAACGGCAACGGAGCGTATGCAGTCTTGATTGGTCTCTCTACAGTTCAGTGGGGACTCATCGGCGGCGAGCCAAGTTCAGGTGTGTTTGTAACAACTTCAACGTCAACAGGATAATGTAACTTAGATTCCTTTAAGGGGGAATGGTCTGCGGGGGCAGGCCGATGATTATGGAAACTACAGAAACAAAAACAAACGTACAAGAGCAACAACCTGAGCAAAGGGCTACCTCCACTTCGGTGGAGGAGCCTAGCTCAGTTGTCGCTTTACCAGCAACTGAAACAACGCCACAAATGATTATTAAACAGAAGAAGAAGGTTATCATCTTAGGTTTTGCTCCTGATACTAGAAACCAAGCTCCAGTCGATGATGACTCTTTTGATGTGTGGCCACTGAATGAACTTTATATGGAAATGCCTATTCTAAGGGAATATGCAACCGGGTGGTTTCAGCTTCATGGCTCAGAACCATCTACAATCCGTGACCCGAAACAGAAGAAAAGTTTATCGCAATTAAGGTGCCCAGTTTGGATGTGGAATCAACATGCGGAAATCCCTAATTCCGTCAGGTATCCTAGGGAACAGATCCTAAGACACTTTGATACCTATGGCGAGGGCATGAACCCAAAGATCCTACATGAGCGTGACAGGGCTTACTTTACCAATACTATTAGTTGGATGATAGCTTTAGCTATTTATTTGCAGTATGAAGAGATTCACATTTACGGTGTTAATATGGCTCAAGACCAAGAGTATCAACACCAACGCCCAAGTTGTGAGATGTATATTGGTTGGGCCAGGGGTGCAGGAATTAAGATTCACTTGCCTCATGAGTCTGACCTTTGCCGGTCATGGATGTTCTATGGATATGACGATGACTCAGCCTACATGAAAAAAATGTACGCTAGAGAAGCTGAATTAGACCAACGCATAAATGCAGGAGGGCAACAACTTGCTCAGCTTCAGCAACAGGTCGCTAATATTCAGGCGCAACACCACCAGCTGCTTGGTGCTAAAGAAAACGTTAAATATTGTATCGGACTAGGAGCGCCAGGAGGAACAAGCGACTTGCTCAAATCAGAGGTCAAGCAAGAAGTAAGAAATAAGGCCAAAGAAGAAGAGGCCGAAGCAATCCAAAAAGCAGCCCAAGAAGCAGCTTTAGCAGTAACGGAACAGCCTAAAAATGGGGGGACAGAATAATGATGTATCGAGTTAGGCGCAAACGCATCAAAACAAAAGAAAGAATTATGGTTGCTGGGGAAACATTTCACATTGAAGAATTGGGGATTGAGCCAGGGCCGAAGCTAGATCGCCTCATTGACAGACTAACAAGATTAGACCAAATAACTGAGATTGAAACTGTAGAAGATAAGCCTGCTGCTTCAGTCAGTAACGGGAAGAATGATTTTGAGATTACAAACGTTACGAACGTTGCCAACGTTGCGACCAAAACTGAAGATTCCAATGACCCAGCAGATCAGCTGGTCAGAAAAGGCCCATGGTACTTCTTGCCGAATGGCGAAAAGGTTAAAGGCAAAGAAAAAGCACTTGAGGCTTTGGCAACCCTATCCGGTTAAAGACTTGGAGGTAATGTATGTATATAGTGCAAAGTTGTGCGGTTGATGTTGACGATAAAACATGGCGGAATATCGGCGAAGAATTAACTGCATCCGATTTAAAGAAAATTGGGTCAAAACGCCTAAAGGCCATGTTGACTACCATGAGGGTCATTGAGATTGAGGTCGTGAATCTTGAACCTAAGATTACGATTGAGCCGGTAAAAGAAAAACCGAAACATGTT